TTGCAGATCATCCGACAATGCGCGTTCAGCCATAGTATCCTCATCCCGAAACTGGCCCGTCTGACCCGCTTCAGTCACCTCTCTACCCAACTGGCTGGCTAAAATTTCTTCATCCGTAAGTGTTTTTTCTCGTTCACCACGTTGCCAATCTAATAGGTCTTGTATTGCCTGTGACTGTTGGTCGTATCCACGCGCTTCTAAATCAGCTATTCCTCGCGATACGGCCCCTCTGAAGTCTCCTAACGCCTCCGCTGTATCACCACTGCGTAAAACACCCATACGATTGAGATCCTCCATGAGCTGGGCTTCTTCGCGTTCAGCTCGTCGCTGAAAATCCATAATATCGCGATCTATTGCCGGGTTCCGTCCGTCCATACCCAAACGGTCACTCAATACCTGCGTTACATCGCCCGTTAGATCATCTAATGTTTCTGGTGGTTCTGGGCTGGACCCCATCGCCTCACGCATTTGCTGAATAATATCCTCGTCGTATCCTGTGCCACCTAACACATTACCGCCCAACCTCTCACCCGGATTTAAATTGCGTCGGGCCATTTCTTCTTCCATCGACAATGGTGGCCGTAAATCATCTCCCGCGGCTATTCCCAAATTTTGGTATGCCGCACTCATATCTGTAGGATCTGTAGGAACACCCATCAGATTGCGTATCCTATATTCTTCTTCCATTGAGAGCGGTTTTTGTAGATTCAACCCCGGCGCAAGACCTTCAGCCTCTAACAGTGCCGCCATATCTGTAGGATCGGATTGTAGATTTGTTCCCGGAGATATGTTTATTGCCTCATACGCCGCACCCATATCTGTGGGATCAGGCTGTAAGTTTGTCCCCGGAGATATGTTTATTGCCTCGTATGCTTTCGCCATGTTATCGCCACCTATCGACGCCGACGCTGACCCACCTGTTGTAGGAGTAGCACCGCCACCGGGATGTCCAAAACCTACAGGCTTAGTTCCCGTTGCTCCCGAAACTAAGTTTTTACTTGCATACATATCAGCCATATTAGTTCTATCAACTACTGGTGGACTCTCGCGATCTCCACCAATGTCTCCCGGTCCAGCCATTGCACCTAAAACCACCTCCTCGACGGGCGGCTTAGATGCTACTGTCGTGACAGGTGTGCTACCACCGTGTGCGTATGGATTCTGTTTGACCTTTTTTTTCTTTGTGACAGGTGTGCTACCGCCGTGTGCATATGGATTTACTGCCATTAACTAACCCCCGCTCGTGGTTTTCTGTGTCGCCCAATCACCTTAAATTGCAATAGCGTTCGACGCACTCTATACGTTTCATCTTTTGCGTTATTTGTGAATTTTAAACTTGAATGCGGATCGTAACCCGATAGGTCCACGTCCTTACTTACCATACGGATAGTGCCAACTACATCGTTATCTAGCACAAAGGATCCTAATGCTCCACCGCCGCCTGTAGTTGATATCGACCCGGAACTACCGCTGATCCCCTGAGACTCCTGATCTACCGTTAGTGTATAATCTCCCAGCCCGTCGTAATACGTTCGAGCATACAACCAGCGCAAGTCCATCGCTCCATCTAATGCTGGTGGTGCCGCTGTCTCGAAATACGAATCGTATGCCGCATTCTCGTGATTATATGTCCCTGCTGGTCTATGATCTAACAGCTTGCCGCCAAACGATCCCGCATGTGGTTTGTCGCCTATGATAGCGGAACAATTACGTTCAAACGTGGTTCCCGATCCATTCAACGGACCATACCACGCGAATTGAGTTTGCCCTGTATTAGTATCCGGGTAACGGTTCTTTAAACTCATTACCATAATCTGATTACAATTAGTCCCGTCGTTCGGTAGCCAGAACCAGACCTCGTTTTCGTCGGCGTAATACACGGCGTGTGATTTATGCAATCGATCCTTGCGTATGTCATCCCAATAGACGTCGAGCGCATAGCTAATCTTTTCGACTTGCTCACCGCCCGCCCACATATAAATACCGTCCTCCATCGGGAACACTTGCGCGTTACCCGGTATGGTAACAACTGCTCTCCCGGAGATACTGCCGCCGTGTTGTGGGTTACGTGGATCCGTCGTAGTGCGCTGTTGTAGTTGATACGGTACCGTCGCGTTCCCGGTAGGAATCAAAACTGAAATAAAATCTTCCGTATGTATTGCCAGTGCGTTTTGCATCGGTTGCAATGCCGTAACAGGTGAACCGAGATTATAAAAACTTGATGCTCCGTATGTTTCTGGATCCCCTACATCGGAATGCCACACCCTATCCCGGTTAGCGTCACTATTGGCGAAAAAAACTCGGTTGTCGAAAAACGCGACGTGTCGGCAATAGTTAAACCTGCTATCGACATCTAACGCGGCGCAATCGCTGGAACTGCCTCCATCCCACTTAATAGGCCCGTTGACGCCATTCGTGAGTATCAGTGTATCGAATGCCCTGCACCACTCAAACGTATTGTCATCCCCTGCTGTAATTGTTACCCCCGACGACGGCATAATTTCCGACCATCCCGTCGATACACCCGCATACTTATACATCGTATTACCCGCGACGATAAATACCTGCTCGGATCCTCCCGGCACTCGAAACTCTCCGCATGCCGTTAGCGTCGGTGTCCCACCTATAGCAGACTGACTCCCATAGCTTGCAGTCCCTAAAACCTTCTCTACACCTGCTGACTGTGTTAGACGTGAGTTCAGCATCCCGTGTAGCCCATTAGCCGGGATATCCTCCGCTGGGCGACTGTAGTCAACACCCATATTCCACGGTCCATATGTAGTCGATTCGGCGGCTATCGGCATTAGCCTGTCTCCACGACTAACGAGTTATCTGTTCTGACGATATAGTTATCCTCCTGATCGGGGCTGTATCGACGATTGCCTTGTTGCATCAGATTTTGTTTTTGCATTAACGACACTGCTCGTGCCAGTTCAGCCGCTTCACGTTGCGCACCAGATTCGTCACCCTTCTCTTGTAGGAATAGTTTAGTCGCACCGTAGACCAGTGCAGACTCGCCTATCTGCGGAATGCCTAACTTCAAAAACGAGTCGCCGTCTTGCGCTTCCAGCCACGACGAAATGCTTATTTGATAACGAACACGTATGATTGTGTTGGTAGTGGACGGAGTATAATACAGTGCGACCTTTGGATAGCCTGTAGTTGCATCAACACCAGATATAAACGCCTTATAGACGTTTCCGGTTACACTGAAATCCTCGTCCAGTAGATCGTATTCATCGGGACCGACAATAGAGATAGGTTGTTCGTTCGTTTCGTCCATAAAGGACCACCACGCCGATACATGTCCGTCTACTGGCGTATATACTCGCGTGTTTGCCGTGCTGTCGTATTGAGCTGATGCACTCGACGTTCCACCGTCGATCATCTCCTCAGCAGTAAAGTCACCCGACTCAGAATACACATACAAAACACCGTTTGTTGCATCGTAACTATCCACCGTAGCTGTCTTGCTGGACAACCTGCCCGTAACAGTCTCACCAGCGGCAAATGTTCCGCTTGCCCCGGATATACTGAACGTCTTTGTCGTGCGAAATGTCGTGGTTCTATTCAGCCACCACCATCGAAGTAGATTTGCAATTTCTACCGCATTTATATTGAGATACTGACGAGCGCGATTCTTGAACGTCGTGTTTCCACTGTCCAATCCGACCCGATCCAGTACTAGTGTAATACCCTCAGATAATAGCATTCATGTTAAGTTTACCCATGATCCATTCTCTCGACATTGGATCTTGTTAGTGGTTGTATTGTATATGAGGGATCCATCCCGTGGGCTGGTGAGTGCGTCCCGTTGTGTTGTCGTTAATTGCGGAGCGGATAACATCGTCCCGGCTTCAACTACATCGAACGATCCAACCGTTCCAAACGACGTTGCAGTTTTTTCTTGACCCGCAACAACTGGACTGCGCCTATTCACCCCTAAACCGCTCCCGGATCCGCTTGCATAACTTCATCAGCACCAATATCAAAACGGATATTTGAGTCCATTTTAGTACCTGCCATATGGTGGTCGAGCCATAATTTGTATTCTTCAGTTTTGATATTATTTCCGTCAACATCTACCGCCGCCTGTTCTTGTAGTGATGTTTTTCCACCATCCTTTGACTGCCACATAGGCAACCACGACGGTGGGTGTGGTTCCCATCCCGGTTCGTGCGCTACCTCGACACCGCCATACACTCGTAGAGCTGGCTCAGCATGATAGTTTCTGTTGTAATCCCCGGACGGTGGTGCTTGTCCCGGTTGAACACCCAACACCTTAGCCGCATTCGGTGACGACGCCATTAAATTGACAAGCCGCTCTTTGGCCTGTGGATCGTTCTGAACCTCGTCGAGTATCTGATTTAACAGCGACTCCTTCGACGGCTCTGGTGGAGCTGTCTCAGTCTCAGAAACATCTATGAGCGGCTCTAATCCCCCTGCATCGTTTGACGTGTCAATCTGTGCTACCGCGTCCGGGTTCAATTCGCCTTTTTCTGCTCCGATAACCTGACCCATCGCATCAAACCCGTTTTCATATTCGGGTTCTACTTTCTTCTTTGTTTGGCGTTTTGCCATACAATTATGTCCTTATGTTTACGATAAGGTGAGGACACGAATGCCCCCACCCCATCAATGTCTACTTGTTAGTTGCTTACGTTGTTAACGAAAGGATAACTGATACTGGAGAGTGTAGTACCTCCAGAATCATCCGCAACAGCATAAGCACCATAGATGACATCGCCCGCCACTACAGCATCATCAACCGATCCCGCTGTAGACGTTAGATATAGTTGCGCTCCATCTGCTACATCACCACTGGTAATTAATACCGTACCGTTAACGCAATACCAACCATATTGATTTGCAACATTGGCACTCATAGCAATGCCAACCTTACCAACACCGTTAGCCGACGCTCGTCCAGTAGTCCATCCACTGCCGTCAATAGTAACACAATCACCTGCGGCTGTAGACGCTACACCTACACCATAAACAAACTCTGCGTCGCCATAGCCCGTATTGTCGAGATCACGAGCCTTAACTGTTGCGCCGAGCGGAGCTTTTTGTGTTGTGGACGTCGCATCAATATCTTGATCGAATGTGGTATCACCGATCATTTTCCATGTTGCCATTCAGCTAATCTCCTTTCTATATGCCTGTTAGGTTAG